AGCGACCCTCAAGAATCCTTACACACAGCAGGTAACATTCGTTTAGGTGATACAGCCCCTGCGGAGTTTTACACTAACTCTAATGAGTTAAGACTAGGTGTAGATAAGAATGACAATAATGATACTTCTAAAATTACTTTCTATGTAAACAATGACCAGAAGGCAAAGATAGACAAGGATGGTAAGTTTTCTTTAGGCACTACCAGAACTGATTCTTTGTTTAATATAGGTAGTAATGACGATTCTGTATCAGGCACAATGAACATACATCACCAAACCAATGCAGGGCATAAGATTGTAGCTAAAGATACTGACTCTTCAACAGCTTTTGCGGCTTCTGTAATTGATATGGATGTTAGTGGTGACCAAGCTATTACTGGTAGCCAAGTGTATCACAGGGGCTTAAACATAGATATTGATTCTACAGCCACAGGTGGAACAACAACCAATGAGCATCGTCTGTATGGTATTGATACAAATGTAAATGCTACTGGTGATAGTGATTTAATTTACGGCATAAACGCAACAGGGGCTACACAATCATCTGGTTCAGGTGATGATAATCAGAACACTAATGTGCAAGGTGGTAACTTTGTAGGAAACAACCGAAGCAGTGGTGATGCCATAGTGCCAAACACTTATGGTGCTAGATTTCTTAGCTTTAATAGAAGTACGTCTAGTGATACAGGAATAAGAAACAACTTTGGCTCTGTAAGTGAATCTATATTACACGCTGATGCTACTAAGAAAACACAGTACAGAGGCGCATATAATAAAGTAGAAATACGCGAAACTACTAACGCTTGTAATGTTAGTGCAGTATACGGAACTTACTCAGGGATATTTAACAATCAAACAAGTAATGTAACTTTAGATGGTAACCAATTCTTATTCTATGGCTCTTATCATGGTACAGAGGGCAAAGTAACAACCGCTAATGAAGTGCCTTATGGTGTTTATATAACGTCTGATGTAGATAATTACTTTGCGGGCAAAGTAGGTATAGGTACTGCTACTCCTTCAGCTAAGCTAGATGTTAATGGTAGCTTGAAGGCAAGTGGTCTTACCTACCCAACATCTGATGGTACAAATGGTCAAGTTATAGTTACTGATGGCTCTGGTAACTTATCCTTTGCATCACAATCAGGTGGCGGTGGCGATGTCGTAGATGACACAAGCCCACAGCTAGGTGGTAACTTAGATGTAAACGGCAAACAAATACTTGTAGGTGACGCTAATTTAGCAAAAACTGAAGAAGTTATCCAGTTCGGTGCTGGTAACGACATGAGAATATACTCTGATGGCGAGATGGGAGTAATAGACCAAAAGGTTTGGTTTGATACTGACGCAGTTTATGGCGGTGTGGTAGGTAAAATTTGGGGGACTAATTCAGGTGCTACTCCAGAAGAAAGATGGATAAGAATATCACTTATTAAAGCAACTAACAGTGCAAGCAAATATTACCAGTTAAATGTCAAAGGGTATGTAAACTCAGAATCTTTGGAAAGTCACGTAGACTATATGGTTTACTTGCACACAAAAGATGATGGTGGCTCGAATAATGTTTATGACTTAGACGTAACTGGTTATGAGGTTGGCGCAGGTTCTTTACAGTTTGGTTTCAAGCATGGAACATTTAATGAGCTTTACGTTAAAGTGCCTGAAGATTATTCTGGCGTAGAAATATATAATTGTTCTGATGACTCAGGTAGCATTGATGCTATTAAGAACGCTTCTATTACTAATACACTTACAGACCCAACTGGTATTTCATATGTAACGCCAAAATTGCATATGTTTGACATAGTATCTGACACATCTCCACAGCTAGGCGGTGACTTAGATGTTAATGGTAATGAGATAACTGGTACAGGTAAGTTCTTAGATGTAACAAATACTAACAGTAATATCTTAGCCAATAATAACGCTTATGCGCCCATCCTTACAATGAAGGGGCATAGTAATTCTTCAAGCACTCCTTGGAATAACATTGTATTTGCAACAGCAGACGGTACTACAAAAGGTAAAATCACAACAAGTGCCAATGCTACACAATATGTAACCTCATCTGACTACAGGCTTAAAGAAGATATACAAGAAGTTCCTAACGCAACTGCTAGAACACTTGCTCTTAAACCTTGTAATTTCCAATGGATAGGTTCAAGTGAGAGAACAGATGGTTTCTTAGCGCATGAGTTAGCTGAACAAGTACCTGATGCTGTAACAGGCGAGAAGGATGCTGTAGATGCTGATGGTAATCCTGATTATCAAGGCATAGACCAAGCTAAAATAGTCCCATTATTAGTTAAAACAATCCAAGAGCTAGAGGCTCGTATAACAGAACTGGAGAATAGTTAATGAACTTTTCTATATCAACCTTAGAAAGCAACACAGATAAACAGGCATCTCCAACAATTATTGTAGGGAAGCCTTGGTAATGTCAAATGAACTTAACTCAAAAGTGAGCAAGCTAGAATGGCGTGTAGATAATCACTCAGCGCAATTAACTAGACTGCATAACCAGACTTCAGATTTGCGCGATGAACTGCACAACATTAACAGGTCTTTACTACAGATTAAGTGGTTAGCTTTAGGTGGTGCGGCAGTGTTAGTTGGTGATTCTCTTGGAATTGGCAGTGTGATGAAACTGATTGGAGCATAGTATGTGGCAATCGTTAATAGGACCAGTAGCTAATATTGCAGGCGGATACTTAAAGAATAAAGCAGAAGAGAAGCAAGCAAAACATGAAGCTAAGATGAAGGTCATACAAAGTGATAGTGACTGGGAATCAAAAGCTGTTGATGCTTCTGCTAACTCATGGAAGGATGAGTTCTGGACTATAGTTTTGTCTGTGCCTATATTTATGATTGGTTACTCTATTGTTGTAGGTGATCCAGAGATTGTGGACAGAGTAGAGCAGGGGTTTGTTGCTCTTTCAGGGTTGCCTGAGTGGTATCAGTATTTACTGTTCATAGCTATATCTAGTTCGTTTGGTATTAAGGGTGTATCAAAGTTAATGAGTCTGCGTAAGTGAGACTATTACTTTTACTAATATTTTGTGTTCCAGTGTATGCGTCAGACAGCCAACAGAATGGCGATCTGAATCAAAACACACAGGACTCTACAGTAAATAGTCATAATGTTACAACTAGCACCACAACGCAGAATGTAGGGGCAGGAGCAGGTAAGCCTAATCCTGTGAACACTGCTATAGCACCATCTCTGATGTCATCAGGGCAAGATACTTGTTTACGATCAGCTAGTGGCGGTATGCAGATAGATGTCCTAGGCATCAATGGTGGTCGTTATGTTCAAGATGAAGAATGTAACAGAAGGAAAGACAGTAAGGTTTTAAAGGACATGGGAATGTCTATCGCGGCAGTGTCTAGGATGTGTCAAAACATTAATAACTGGACAGCCATGTTTATTGCAGGCACTCCATGCCCCATACTAGTTAATGGTCGCATGGTATTTGGTAAGAATGCTTTTATAGCCATGAAGAATAACCCGACATTATTTATTCCTGACTATGAAGATAACAAAACACACTACAATCAACTACTAGGTATAGGAGTAGAAGTAAATGAAGAAGATACTAGCGACAATATTAGCGTGTCTGAGCGTTTCCGCCCAGAGTCTTGATGTAACTAACCTAGTTAATACTAGTCAAAGCATCGTAGACACATTTGATCAGGGCATACAAAGAGTATCAGCCTTACAAACATTATCTGAGCAAGGATTAATTTCACCTGATAGTGTAGTTGATGACAGCAAGCTAACTTACGAACAAGCACAAGCCTATAACAATGCTTTACAAATGACAACAGAGGCAGTGTATACAATGTCCGCTAACGAGTTTGTAGACGAACAGGTAGATGAGGCTAGGGTTGAGCTTAACACCGCTATAAGCGCATTTGTGGGCGCGTCAGAGGTACTTATAACAGCAGTCACAGTTAATGACATGGCTGAAGAGGTTCAGGAAAGTGGTGATGCTGTACAAGCGCAGGAGATACAGTCATTCATTGCTAACAATGACGTTGAGATAACTGATGTACACGTTGATGTGTATAATGATTCCTTAGATACTGTAGAAGAGACAGCACAAACTTTTGCCGCCTTTGTTGCAGTACAGAATGATGAGGTTTTGGTGCAGGATATGCAGGCTGAAGTAGACATGATGGGTGAAGACTTTATGAATGCTTATGATGCGTCATTTGATTCGTCTACAGGATATGCTTCTTTGACATTCCACACCACTAACGTAGTTATGATGTACAGTTTAGAGGGCGCATTTGTAAGTGCGGCTGATGTGTTGGGTGCAGGTCAAGAGGGTGACTTCTACCAGACTGGACCTACTGTTGAATGTTTTTACTGTGAGGAATATTAATGCTTGCTGACACAGAAGTTAATATAGGTGGCACTAAACTCAAAGGTGTGTGGATTGCTATAGTCCTGACGATAGGTACAAGTATTGGTGGTACTGTATGGACAGCCAGTAGTTTGTACTCAAGGCTAGAGACTGTAGAGGCTATACAGATACCTGATACGACTGAGATGCAAGAACAGTTAGTTGGGTTGGGTAGCAACCTAGAGACTATTATGGAGCGTCAGAAAGAATTGATAGCCTTACAGGAAAGAGTGGTTGATGTAGAGAAGTTAGTTACAGAGATGCAAGTGACTGTTGAAAAAGCTAAACTTGCTACAGAAAATAGTGATAAGATACAGGGTAAGCTAGACAAGATTGACAAGGAAATAGAGGCACTCTGGCAGGGCATGGACTTTTTAGCTAACCCATATCGAGGTGAATAATGTTTAAGTATTTTAAGTTGAGTGAGTTTGACTGTCAGTGTACTGGCAACAACGAAATGAAAGAAGAGTTTATCCATAAACTAGATGAGTTAAGAGAAGCCTGTGGTTTTTCATTCAACATATCATCTGGCTATCGTGATCCATCACATCCTATCGAGGCTCGTAAGTCTAAAGCAGGTACTCACGCACAAGGTATAGCGGCTGACATTATGGTAGCTAATGGTGCAGAGAGATACAAGATTGTTAGTGAGGCTATGCGTCTAGGTTTTACTGGAGTAGGTGTTGCTAAGACATTTATCCATGTAGACATTCGAGAAACCACACCAGTGGTCTGGCAATACTAAGACAGTAGGGATTTCTTTGCTGTCTTCTTAGCTTTCTTAAATGCACTAGCCGTAGGTGCGCCTTTCTCGCCTTTCTTTCTCATGCGCTCACCACTACCTGCGGCAATACGTTTACGTTTAGCGTGTATATTAGAATATAATCCCATGTTAATTGCCTAACAGTGATTTTTTCTTTTTCTTAGGCGGTCTGCCCACCTGTGATCCGTATGTACCTTTACCTTGTGGCATAGTTATCTCCTACCATTTTGATTTATTTGCCCAGTATGCCGCAGACATTTTGCCTTTAGCGATATTCTTGGCGTGTCGAGCTTTGAATGATTTGCGTCTAGCCTTATCTTTAGCAGACTTTGGATTACTGCCTGCTCCTGATACGCCTTGCTGACCATAGCGAATTGTTTTTACTTTATCGCCAGACTTGGCTACCACAACATGTGACTTTGTAGGGTGTGAGGGTGTGCGTTTAGGCTTGTTATAACCTGATACGCCAATACGTTTTAATAGGGACTTAGACATTGCCCTATTATAGCAAAAAAAAGCCCCAACTTCATGGGGCAAAGACCTACTAGGGGAATAAATTATTCTACATCAAACATCTCAGGATGCTCAAGGCTTAACTGCTCTTCTGTGGGTGGCTCATTTACTTTAGCCATCTCTTCCTCAATCTGACCCCATATCTGGATAATTTCTTTTCTAGCATAGCCACTAGCATTTCTATACACAGAGGCAGTCAATACATTAATTAACTCTTCGCGTATATCAGATAGTTGATAAGCGTCTATCCTGTCAAACATAATTTGTAAAGTAAAATCATTCATATTGCACCTCAGTTATAACTGATTGGTTCATAGTTTTCATCTTCATCCATCTTCTTAAACTCTTCCCTGTAATGCTTTGCTATTTCTTTTCTCAACAACTTGTTAGTCTTCATTAAGACTTGCCACTTCTCTCTAAGCATATCCATGTGTCCCTGACCTAACGTCTCCTCTAGCCACTTAGTAAACTCCAGTGGGTTAGCAGTAAACTTCATGTGACAGTAGTGACATAGACATACAGCGTTATCCATTGACCACCTTACTGACTTAGCCGCCCTGCCATAGATGTGGGCGCATTCCATCCTGCCCTCTACCTTGCCACAGCTTTCACATACATGACCTGCTTTCTTCCTGACTACATCACTAAACCATTTGTCTGCCGCATCACGTTTTATTGCCATTTTTAAAATCCTTTGTAGGAAATGATACATAGAGTCCATACTGTTCTGCCAAGTGTCTGGTTATTGTTTCTGCTACTAATGGTACTTCATCTGTAGACAACTGCCTACTGCTTTCATCCTTGTTAGGGTACATTGCTCTTTGAACTGTCATCCATATCAAGTCCATCACACTGCGGTCAGTCCAAGGGCATTCAATAGGCTTGCTCAACACTGGGCTTGTAATTACACAAGGAAACCCTGCATCGTTACACCTTTTGGCTATCTCCTTACAGAACACCCACATAGCATTGTTTTGTTTAATGCTTCTAGGCTTGCCTAGCTTGTACTCAAACGTAACGTACTTGTGCTTCTCATACATCTGTTTAACAAACTCAGTGTACATAGATAGCTTTTTAGGGCAGTTGACTGTCCACGCAGAACCATTCATAGGCACATCCTTAAATATTTATTCATCATCTTCTCAGATTCAGTCTCACATCTATCAGGCATGACAACAGCACCGCTGTAGTTAGTGCCATCTGCCCTGCAAAATGGTTTTCTTTTAGGGGCAATCACCTGATCTGTAATAACCTTGCCCTCAATATGCCCCATTCTAGTCCTTAATGTAGGAATGGCAAGACCAGTTTTTTCTGCTAACTCACGATAAGTGTATGAATCGCCTTTGATAAACTTGTCAGTAGTAGTTCCCACAAACTTATACAGATTTTCACCGCCATGTTTTTTTCTATTCATTATCAATTCTCCATGTAGTATTCAGCTACACTACACTTCTCATTGTAGCGATTGGTTACACTCTTGCGGTCAGTCTTTATGTCGTGACCCTGTTCTTTCAACTCGAAGATTCTAGCCGCCACCTGTGTAATACCCAGTTCCTCAAAAGCATTCAGGCAGGTTAGCTTCTTACCATCTTCTAAATATTTTAATACTCTCTCTACTTGTGTCATTGTAGTCTCCTGTATTGGAAGTGTTCATCCCAATCTTTTTTGCTTGCATCCCACTCTATAAAGCAATTTATTAAATCGCCCAGTACTTCCTTTAGGTCGGTCAACCCATTGCTTTCCATATCCAACTCCATTTGCATAAAGTCTATAGCCATATGCGTTCGGTGTAATTGGATTATTACGCTGTATGAAGGATGGCTCTTATATTCATCGTATCTGCGCTCAAAAAGGTCAGACGGTATATTGTATTCAGACATTTATTACTCCTAGTTAGCCCATGATCTATCTGTTAATGCGAGTTCAATATCGCGTTTCTTTAATTGATCAGGTTTTTTCGCCACCTTAGTTAGTGTAGGGGCTTCAACCTCATCTTCCCACCTTGCATTGTTTAGATAAGTTGACGCATGGGGAATGAATGTTTTGTTCGCATCACTCCACTCGCCATGTTTAATCCTCAATGCAATGTTCTCAGCTATCAACATCACAGTATTGTCATTTAGTTTTAGTTTATCCCATGCTTTCCTAGCTTGTGCCTTGCCAACCTTTCTTGGGTAAACACTCCAGAATGATTCAAAATGATCTATATTATTAACTGTAATATTAGATGTAGTATTAACTGTATTATTATCCTTAAACTTTTCTTTAATAGGGTCTTTAACTTTTCTTTGTGGGGTATTTAACTTTTCTTTAATACCCCCATTAAGTAATCTTATATACCTATTTAAGATTTGTTTAGTACCCCTATCCTGCTCCATCTCAATGCTGACGTAGCCTGCGTCTTTAAGACTACCTATCCACTTACTGATAGAAACCTTGCTGACGTTATATAGTTCTGCAAAGTATCCGTTAGTTGCCCAACAATATCCTTTCTCATTGCAAAGCGCAGTGATCTCACCATATAAAAGTTTGGCGTTAGGTGTTAGGCTCTCATCGTATCTGACGTTAGCAGGGATGATTGCGTAGTAGCCTTTCTTATCCATGCTCACCTGCCCTGATAAACTCGCTGACTGGTACTTGGAATAGATCGGACAGTGCGACTAGTGTGGCACAGCTTGGATCACGATGGTTGTTTCTTATCAAACTAACAGTAGCAGGGGACAGTCCACCCTCTCTTGCTATGTCAGCCTGTGTCATGCGGTGTGTAGTCATGTAAAAGTCTAGCGATTTGTTAATATCCATGATGTCTCCTTAGTAATTTGTACCCATCATATACTAATGTAAAATAATTTGCAAATAGTTATTGACATAGGTGTAAACATTAACTAATATGTCGGTACACATACACAAAAGAGGAAAGCAAAATGGATAGACCAATCATATTTGAAGAGTATAACTTCAGTAAAGCAGAAACTCAGTTCCCTTTGATTAACATGGACAGCACCAGTAAAGAGATAGAAGATACTGCGTGGCAATACACTACAGATTTGTTGCGCGATGATTCTATTCTACTGCAAGAGGTATTTGTTGGTGAGTATCTAGGTGATTGCGGTATCATAGAAAGTTACCACAGTCAGGTTTTAGAGGCTGTATCTGAAGAAAACTATGCTAAGATAGGTAAGCTAGTTGAGGCTTGCATGGCTGAGTTCAACAAGAAGACTGTTGATTATATTGAAGAACACATTACACAAATGGAGTATAGATATGTCTGATTTAAATAATATGAGCGACTATGATCGCGGAGAGTATGACTGCATTCATGGGCATCCTGCCAGAGAATGTGAAAGCGAAACCTATTACTATGGTTATGGAGATGCGTATGCCAAAGAGCAGTGCAGACCATATTATAGTGATGAGCAAATGTTAGAGATTATGAGGAGTGAAAAATGAGTAGCGTATGGACAACACTGTCAGCGATTGACGTATCAAAACACATTGAGAAGAAGGGTAACTTGAGTTACCTTTCATGGGCGTATGCTTGGGGTACACTGATGAAGTATTACCCTGAAGCTAGTTACTTTTACGATGAGCCTAATGTAGACCCCAATGGCACTGTAGAGGTAGAGGTAGAGTTGACTATCGAGGGTATCACTAGACGTATGTGGTTGCCTGTGATGGATCATAGGAATAAAGCTATTGTAAACCCAACATCAAGAGATGTGAGTGATGCTAGAATGCGATGCTTAGTTAAGTGTATTGCTATGTTTGGACTTGGTCATTACATCTACGCAGGGGAAGACCTGCCACTGGCTGTATCAGATGCGCCTATTACTGAGATACAATCGGCTAAGTTAAAACAGTTGCTTGAAAAAACAGAGAGCGATGTTAAGAAGTTTTGTCAGGTGTTCAAGTGCAAGGCTGTAGATGATTTATCGGTAGCCCAGTATGATAGGGCTATCTCAATGTTGGAGAAAAAAATTGCAAATACTGCAAGCTGACCAAGGCACACAGGAGTGGCTAGACGCTAGGTTAGGTAGACCCAGTGCTAGTCAGTTCTGTAAGTTAGTCACTACGGCAGGGAAGCCTAGTGCATCTGCTGATGATTATATCAGTGAGATGATTGCAGAAAGAATCACAGGGGAACGTGAGCCTATCTACGTTAATGAGTGGATGCAGAGAGGCACAGAGTTAGAGCCTGAAGCAAGAGCAACCTATGAGTTTATGAATGGTGTTGACGTAGAAGAGGTAGGGTTTATACTAGATGACTCAGGAGAGTTCGGTTGTAGCCCTGATGGATTAGTTAATGATGATGGTGGGGTAGAGTTTAAATGCCCTGCCCCAAAGAACCACATAGCATGGAGTAGAAAGGGCGTATGTCCGAGTAAGCATTATGCTCAGGTACAGGGTTGCTTGTATATTACAGGCAGAGAATGGTGGGATTTTATGTCCTATCACCCTGATATGAAGCCCTTTATTGTAAGGGTAGAGCGCGATGAAGAGTTCATTGCAAAACTGGCTGAACAAATTAGTCTAGCCGTAGAGGAAATCAAATCAGAAGTGAGGAATTTAACATGAGTAAGATAGGTGTTTCAGTATCCATAGATGTGACTAAGATTGATAAGTCGCGCATCAAAGAAGTAACCAAGAAAGATGGGTCAGTGGCAAAGTATGTAAACCTGACTACCTTTATCAACCCAAGTGAAGA